CCAGTCTGTTTTCACCGCCAAACGAGTCTAAAAGTCATGCTTAAGCCTGAACTGGTCATAGTTGGTCAACATACCGACGCGGACGGCTCTAATCGGCTGGAATCGGTTTTACAGACGTCATCACGGAGCCTTATTGGCTCTCAGACGCCTAGAATCTCTTCAAAACTCAATGATTTACCGTCAAAAGGTCAAGAAGTCATCGACTTCGCGTCAAAATGTGGGCTGGAACTTATGCCGTGGCAGAAATTTGTTCTTATCAATGCTCTTAAAGTAAAGCCAGATGGCAGATGGGCTTCTCCGCTCTGCGTCACGGTCTGTTCCAGACAAAACGGCAAAAGTACAATCATGATCGCGCTGATTCTGACGCGGCTTTTCCTATGGAAAGAGCCGCTCCAACTTGGTTCCGCGCACGTTTTAACAACTTCGCTAGAGACTTTTCGGCATATTGTTTCGTTAATTGAAGCAAATGAATTTTTAAAAAAGCAAGTTAAAAAGATTCGATGGGCGCACGGCTCCGAAGAAATTGAAACGGTCGATGGTTGCCGTTATGTAGTAAAAGCGGCGAACGCGGCGGCTCGCGGATTTGCTAAACCTGAGACCGTGTACATGGACGAGACTCGACAGTTAAAAGATCACGAAGCATGGTCAGCGCTTCGGTATACCCAGATGGCGGCAACAAATCCGCAATTATGGACGTTTTCAAATGCTGGCGATCAACACTCAATAATTTTGAATTCTCTTAAAGATCGGGGAATGGCTAGCGCGGCTGGAGCCGATGACGATATAGCATACTTTGAATGGTCAGCGCCTACCGATAACATTCTCGACGAGGAAAATTGGATCGCAAGTAATCCAGCGCTTGGCTACACAATCCACGAAGATAATATCCGCGCCGTTCTCAATGATCCGCCATCAGTAGTACTGACCGAGGTATTGTGTAGATGGGTAAACACAATTAGCGCGGCAATTCCTCAAAAAGAATGGGACGAATGCGGGCAAGATGTAATCGAACTAGAAGATGAGAAGTTGACGTGGCTAGCCATCGACTTATCTCCAGACAGGCGCGATGCTGCGCTGGTAGGCGCTCAAAAGAACGCCGACGATACTTTCAACGTAAAACTTCTTCACACTTGGCACAATCCCATTTCGCTAGATGATAGAGCGATAGCCAATGAAGTCGCGCCATACGCCAGAAAATATCCAACGGAATATGTAATTTTTTCTCACCGTACTTCGTCAGCGGTTGCCGCTAGACTCCAGCCCGCTGGAATTCCTATCATGGACATAGATTCGGAATATGCTCAAAGTTGCGATGAACTTCTTTCGGCGATTACTAGCCATAGGCTTCGGCACGGGCGGAATGAAGAATTAACTAAACAGATTCTTTCAGCCGTTGCGCTACCGCGCGGCGATGGCGGGTGGGTAATTGGACGAAGAGCGTCAAGTGCGATCGTTTGCGCTTCCGTTGCCACGGCTCTCGTTACACATTACGCGACACGCCCAGAGACAGAGATAGACATTCTCTTCGGCTAGGTGTAAGGCTTTACCTTAGACTTACGGTCATGGGAATTCTTGACGTATTCACGGGCGGAAAAAAAGCCGCGCCAGCGCCAGACACTTTTGACGTTGCCGCTTCTCTGGCTCCAGTTAATACCACTAACCAATTATTTAATTTCTTTGGTGGCGGAACTACCGCAACAAGAGCCGAGGCCATGAGCGTCCCGACAATCGCCCGCGCTAGAGGAATAATAACTTCCAGCGTATCCTCCATCGAATTAATTGTAAGAGATAAAGCAACAGAGATGGAAGTTGATGCTCCGCGAGTAATTAATCAACCTGACCCACGCATTACAGGAGCCGCGTTTTATACTTGGATCGCAGAAGATTTAATTTTTAGCGGTTACGGGTATGCCAGAATTACCGAATTATTTGCGGACACGTTTCGCGTTCGATCAATGGAAAGAATTTCGCCAGAACGCGTAACTATTGAAACGAATTCTATTGGCACCGAAATCGAATACTATTTAGTCGATGGTTATACCGTGCCAACACAAGGAACGGGCAGTCTCGTAGTTTTCTACGGTAACGATGAAGGTTTACTTCGTCGCGCTGGTCGCACAATTCGCGCGGGCGCTGAATTAGAAAGAGCCGCGGCGATGTATGCCGCCGAGCCAGTTCCGACAATGGTTTTAAAATCTAACGGCACGTCATTACCTGCCGACCGCATAGCAAAACTTTTGGAATCATGGGGAGCCGCTCGACGTAATCGATCAACAGCATTTTTAAACGCAGATGTAACTTTAGAGACTTTAGGATTTGATCCAGAAAAACTTCAACTCAATCAAGCGCGAAGTTATGTTGCGACAGAATTAGCGCGCGCCATAGGCATTCCAGCGTATTACGTTGACGCGGAATCGGGATCATCGATGACATATTCAAACGCATCGACGGCGCGCCAGTCATTAATTGATTTTTCATTACTTCCAATAATGAAGCAAATTGAGTCCAGACTTTCATTAAGTGATTTTGTTCCCGCAACGCAAGAAGTTAGATTCAATTTAGATGAATATTTACGCGGATCAGCGTTAGAACGCGCGCAAATTTACGACATTTATAACCGCATTGGTGTATTAAGCGCCGATGAAATCCGACGAATGGAAGAGATGGTCAGATGAAACTCACAGTCCCAATCACATTAACCGCAACAGATTCAATTGCGCGAACTATTTCGGGTCGAGTATTAACTTGGTCGGAGCAAGGTCGCACGTCCGCGGGATTAACTTCATTTATGGCGGATTCAATTAAACCAAAATCCGTTAAATTAAATCTTGAACACGATTTAACACGTCCAATCGGTCGCGTCGTTGAAATGGTTTCAACGCCAGAAGGTTTAAACGCGACATTTAAAATCGCGGAGACGACTGCTGGAACAGATGCGCTCATAGAAGCGGCTAGCGGTCTCCGCGACGGTTTTAGCGTTGGCGTAAAAGTAGATCAATGGAAAAACGTTGACGGCGTTTTAGTTATTGAACAAGGTTCTTTAGAAGAAGTTTCGCTTGTAACAGAGCCAGCCATAAAGTCCGCGATGGTCTCAGATGTAGCGGCGTCCGAAAATTCTGAATCTGAATCAAAAGAATCAGACGCAGAAAATCCAACAACAACTAACCAAGAAGGAGACGAAGTGGAAACCACTCCGACCGTTCCAGATGCTTCCGCCGAAACGGTTGAAGCCGCTCAGTCAATACAGGCAAGCAATAAACCCGTTTTCTACACTAAGCCACGCTTAGAATTTACAGCCGCTAAGTATCTCGAAAACAAAATCCAAGCCGCACTCGGTAGCGAAGATGCCCGCCAATATGTAATCGCGGCGGATAACAACACAACCGATTCCGCTGGGCTAGTTCCAACTCGTCAACTGCTCGAAGTAATTAACGGATTATCCAACACAATTCGTCCAAGCATCGACGCAATTTCTCGCGGTACTCTGCCAGATGCGGGAATGACATTCGAAATTCCAAAAATTTCCGTGGCGCCTACGGCCGCTCAAATTAATGAAGGCAGTGCGTTCTCTGATACAAATATGGAAAGCGCTTTTGTTTCAGTTCCAGTTAAGAAATTTGCTTCGCAACAAAATTTTACGGTGGAATTATTGACGCGCACTAGCCCGCTTTTTTATAATGAATTGCTTCGTAATATGGCGGCGGCTATGGCTAAAACACAAAATGCTTATGTAAACGGCATTCTTGTTGCGAATGCTGCTGTCGATGGAACTACACTTTCCGCACTTCCAACAGCGGCGGAATTGTTAGCCTATGTTTCACGCGGCGCGGCTGGTGTTTATACAAACACACAACGCTTCGCACGAAATATCATTATGGGCGCAAGCCAATGGGCAAACACAATGTCATTAAATGACAATGGACGTCCGATTTATGTTGCTTCCCAACCTCAGAATGCTGGCGGCGCGTTGCGTCCAGATTCGCTTCGCGGGAATGTAGCGGGGCTTGATCTTTTCGCCGATTTTGCTTCTCCAGCGGGTTCCGATGACGGTTCGCTAATTATTGTTGATCCAGAAGCGTATACATGGTACGAAGGTCAATCGTATCAATTACGCGCCGAATCAAGCGCTGACGGTTCAGTAAACGTCGGAATGTACTCATTCGGTGCTTGCGCAATTAAGATCGCCGATGGCGCATTCCGTAACAATAAGTAAAAACTAATCATCGGTGGGGGTCGCTCCCGATCCCCATCGAGCCGAAGTGAAAGGACGAAGAGATGGCAATAATTACCGCCGCACAATTACGGCAAGTTCTTGGCGTCTCTTCGTCTCTCTACTCGGACGCATATCTTGATGAAATAATTGGCTCAGCCGAACAAGTAATTCTTCCGCTTCTTACCGCAAATCAAACCGCGGTCGCAGAAGTTTTTTTGACCGATGATGTTGCTTATTATGTAACGCAACGTCCGCACGGTTTCGTCGCAGGTCAATCCGTCGTCTGCTCTGGAATCGTGCCATCGACTTTTAATGGAACGGTAACAATCACGACAGATTCGCAAGGCAACCCGTATATTTTTTCGGCGGCTTTAGTTAACGCCGACATAATTCGCCGCGGCGTAATTCCAGCGGGAGTCGCTTACTTATCAGGAGCCGACGCCGCAACACTTTACCAAAACACAGACGCGGTCGAATCCGCGATGTTAATTGTCAGCGTGGAAATCTTTCAATCCATTACTGCCGCAGGCGGGCAAATTGAAGGCGTAGATTTTCAACCGTCCCCGTTCCGCATGGGTAGATCACTCCAAAATCGTGTAATAGGTTTATTAGGAAATTTTGTTGATGTTGAAATTATGGCTCAATAAATGCCGACTCCAACTTCGATAAAGGTCAACGTTCGCGATGTACTTGCGAGCGCTTTAAGCGGTGTTGCCGCTTCGGTTTACAGTTCTGTTCCCGAAACAATAATTCCGCCAGCCTGTGTAATTATTCCCGCCGCGCCGTATCTTGAAAGCACTTTAATAAGTGGATCAGTAACTAAAGTTAAAATCAATTTTACAGTCACAGCCGCCGTTGCGTATAACTCCAACGCGGGCGCTCTGGATAATTTAGAGCAATTAATAATAAGCATTCTCGGCGCTATGCCGTCGGGATACGTCGTCGGGAATGTAGATCGCCCCGCGATTACTTCGGTCGGTGCTAGTAATTTACTGGTAGCGGATTTAGACGTTTCGACCTACTACACACAACAGACAATCTAAGGAGCAATAATGCCAACAACAATCGTTACGGGTCGCGATATTACTTTCACGATCGATTCAGATACTTACGACGCCCAAGCAACGTCAGCGATTCTTACTTTAGAATCAACAATTCAAACTTTTCAGACATTAGATGGAAAAACATATTACACGACGGATTCGCAAGGATCTTTCGAAGTCGAAATGCTGGCCGACTGGGGAGCCGCAAGTTCTCTATGTGAAGCGCTATGGACTGCCGCTTCTACTAATCCACAGACTCCACTTTCGGTCGTTTTAGTTTCCGCAACTGGCGCTTCTTTTGCCTTCGATGTTCAACCAATCTTCCCAACAGCGGGCGGAGCGGCTCCAGATGCTCAAACTGTTTCGCTTTCGTTTACTGCCGTGACTACTCCAGTATTAACCATAAGTTAATTAAAAGGAATCGGGAGCAAAAATGAGACTAGAAATAAAAATTTCATATCAGGACGGACAAGAGGAAACCTATACCGCGGCTCCGCCAGAGTTTGCGAAATGGGAGAATAAGACTGGATTTACGATTCAACAGTTATCCGAGAAAATCGGCATATCTGATTTCTTATTTCTTGCGTATCACGCCATGAAGCGAGAGGCGGCTGGGAAGCCAGTTAAGCCTTACGATATATGGTGCGAAACTGTGGCAGACGTAGAAGCCGCTCCGTCAGTCCCAAAAGTTACGCCGTCGGAAGTATGAATCGGATTCTCGTTGAACTAGCAATAGCAACGGGAATTCCGATGGAGTACTGGAAAGACGGCGAATCGATATTGACAGCAATCGAGATATTGGAGAAGCGAAATGGCAAGTGAAGGAATCGCTTTTGATAAGAGCGAACTTCGCGGCGTCATTACCGCATTCAAGGCGATGGAAGAAGAAGGCATCAAAGAAGCA